AAAATGCATTACTACCAGTTACAGTAATCTGATTCGGTTGTAAAGTATTTATTAAATTACCATTACCTTTAAATGATCCTGAAAATTTTCCTAAGTATGATATTCCTTCTAATGCTAAATCACCATCATCATCTAATATTACACCAAAAGAAGCAGTTGATGATGCTGATACTGAAGCTGAAATTGAACTACTTATAAATACTAAAGAATTTGAACTAACAAATAATTCTTTCCATGGATTTGATTCTGAACCTAAACTATGAGTTTTTCCTCCAGGAACAATATTACCTGAAGCTGTTATATCGCCTATTACATTTAATGCTATATCACTCCCACTTAATACTAAAGAGCCTGTTATACTAGCATCGCCGTTTCGTGTTCCATCCCATTCTGTGATTAGAGAAGATACATTTGTTAAACCACTTCCATCGCCAGAAAATGATCCTGTAACATTTCCTGAGACAAATAGCGATCCTGAAACGCCAATTGTTCCTGACGATCCGTTAATCGGGGTAATATTATTTACATTTAAATTACTCATGGTTTACTGCTAATTTATTATAAATATATACATTTTAAGTTTCTATATATTAGTTTATATTAATTTATTTATTGATTGATATTATGTAATACTACATCTGCTCCTATGCTAATAGTATAATCTATCCCAGTCGCTATTGTTATAGACGGATGAAATTTAGTTACAAACAGTGCTACATTATAATTTTCTGGTACAATTTGATTTTTATCAATTATTCTAGAATTTCCAAAACCACCGTCAACACCTAGTATTTCTGATGATAATACATCTGATGTTAATTGATCGGATTTAATATGTCTTGCCATTATGCCCATCTCCCATTAATAATAACAGTGTCAGTGCTTTCAATATCATATTCTAATACAGTAGTATCAAATACAATTGTCTGTGTTGCACCTTCATCTGGAGTCCATGTGTAAACTGCTTTGTCTATATACTGACCATTAATATACACATCAAACTCATTGATAGTTGCATATGCTAATGTAGTAGGATTAATTTTAGGTGTGCCGGAGACAGTAACTGTTGTAGTAGAAACAAATGTTGCAGTTTTGTCTAATAATGCTGTTAAGTATGCCATTGTATTATTGTCAACGGTTGTGCTTGTTCCTCCACTATTAACAATTACACTTCCACCACCAGCTATTGTTTGTGATGCTTTTAATAATTGAGTAGGTATTTTAGTTGTTTCAAAAATACTACTATCTACATCAACAATTGTTTGAAACACTAATTTTTTAACTGAATACATTTTCTTTAAGGTTGATATTTTTGTTTGGTGCTCTGATAACAATGTTCCTTGTACAGTTAGTGGTATTGTTGCTCTAACTAAACGATCTTCTCCTACCGTGTTAACAGTTTCAAAATTAAAATTTCCTATAGAAGTTTCATATCGATTTTGTTCATTACCCCAAGCAAATCTACCATATGGTAAAATTTGATCTACTAATTCATTCATTTGCGTTGTAAAATCACACCATAGCATCATATCATATTCAATAGTAACATATTTAGGAATATCTACAACATATACTTTTTGTGAATTTTGTTTAATATTTGTAGGTATAGGAAATAATTCATCTTCATATCTATTTCGATTATTATATTTAGATCGATATATTAATCGATTATCTGCTAATTGCCGATTAACATCTAATCCTTTTCTATTGTCTCGCTCTTGCATTGAATTTCTTTTAAGCATAATCAATGGTGATTGAAGCATTCCTTTTTCATCTCGAATATATCCTAAACGACGTACGTTATCCCATTTTTCTCCATTTGCAAAAATAACGGGAACTTTTATTAAATTTTTGTTTGCAGTTAATTGAGGTTCAATTTCATTTTCTACATACCATTTAATTGCATAATCTATATCATATATTGTGCGTTGCGCACTTCGTATAACATCATCATCACGTCTGATTTGCTCAGCACGATTTAGTATTTGATCTGCCCCTAACCCTTCGGATCTAGCAGGACTAGGTTTATTTGTTTTACGATCAATATTTTTTCTGTTATATCTTGGCATTAATCTCCTCTATATGCTGGAGAATTATTATCACCTCCAAATCTTAAATCTTTTAATACCCTGTGGTGTTTGTCTAGTTGCATGTGCATCAACTACAATTGAAACGCTATATCCATGATCTTCTCCATTTGGCCATGTTTCTGGATTTTTGCCTGTAAAATATTGATTTGCATCTACATTGTCTACTTCAAAGTATTCATTGTCCCAAAATACAATATCTCCAACTTCAGGATAAAAGTCTGATTTAACTAATATATCTCTAGAGATTGCAAATTTTGATGATCGTGTATATGTATGACCATAATCATCCATGTTAGCATTTTTATCATCTTTAGTAATTAAACAAGGAATTAAAATAGAATCATAATATGATTTGGATTCTGATTCGCCATACATGTTTGAATTAGAAGATTCAACAACAAGTTTATAGAATTCAATTTCTGTATCAATTATAGCGTTAATAAGTTCTGAATTGATAGCGGCTAAAAATTTAGCATCTCGCTGACCTCCAAACAATGCCATAATTTATCTCCTTTATCCTACGTATATTTTCAATGGAACTTTTCCTAATATCTCCATTTGTTGGGTTGCTTCTGTATTTTGTCTAGTTAACATTTGTTCTTTAGTTAATTTATCTAAAAATTCTCTAAGTTGTGTTATCAATGCATCCTTTTCTGATTGTCCTTGTGTTACCAATTCTCCGCCATTTAATGTTACTTCACCATTAGGAATTGGCACATTTGAATATTTACTACGAACATATCCTAACGTTTCTTTAACAATGGCAGCTCCATATCTATATATCCAACTACGCCCCATATCATTAATATTAGTGTACTTTTGATATGAATATGGTATATTAGATGCGTCTGACACAACACCGTTTAGAAGTGCGCTATTACCAAATAACACCCCACTATTAGTTTTTTCTTTTTCGAACATGAATTCGAACCACACTGTATCATAAAATGGTGTAGCTACAGTACCTTGTGTTCCTGGTACTGGATATAATCTAATATCATCGCCATGTATTTCAAAAGAAAAATGAGATTTTCTTATTCTGTCATTAAATTCTATAGTTTGCAAACGAAATAAATCCATATGCAATGGCATCATCATAAAGTTAACAGATGGTGAAAACCCTCCAAAATCAAATGCATCCATCATATTTTGTGAACCCATTCCTGTTCCAACAAATGGATCAAAGTATCTAACAATTGCTGGAGGAGGAGCATGAAGTACTCTACGTATTTCAACGCCATTAGTGTCATTGACTTCTATACCCAATGATGCAGATACTGCTTCTCTAATACTATATGTTTGTTTACCATCTTTAACATCTATAGATGCAGAATGCCAACGAACGTCACCACCAGAGTCTGCTTCAGTACCATATGCTTTTGATAATCTAGTTATATAACTTAAATTACCTCCTACTAATGCTCCTGTAAATCCGTCATCAGTTAAAAAGCTAGAACCAGTTTCTACACCTAAAGTATTTATTAAATTATTAACAATATTAATTTGATTTACTTGATTAGAATATTCTATTACTGCCGTTTCGAAAGCTGTGAAAAAATTAATATCAATTAATTCGACATCCATAATAGGATATCCAACGTGTTGTGCTGCAAATTTTGCAAACCTATCTGCTTCTGATTGAAATGTAACATCTGCATCAAAAAATCCAAATGGTGTTTTACCAGGGGCAAATGAAGAGCTCCCAGGCCAAATTGGTTTATTTTCTGAATAGTCCATTTATATCCTTTATTAATAAATATCAATACTTTTCATTTAGGAGATTCAAAATCTCTTCTAAAGATTCATGTCGATGATTATCTGTTAAAATAATTTCATTAACGTACTTAGATTCTTTGATTTTTGGTACTTCATGTATTGCAGAATCATTTCTAAATTTTAAATCTATTTGATATCTGTCGCCACATAATATCATAATGCTACGTTTTCCTAAACGACTCACAACCATTTGTAGTTGTTGTTTAGTTAAGTTTTGAAATTCATCTACAATACATATTGAATCATCAAAAGTACGTCCTCGAAAGTGTGCTAATGAAACTAATTCAATATTTTCTTCCTTTTCCATTTTTTCTAATAGTTCTGGTTTATTGTAAACTTTTCTCATATTACTTCGTATTGGAACTAACCATTCACTCATTTTTTCTTCTAGTGATCCTGGCAAAAATCCATTATCTTCAGTTGATACGGTTGGACGTGTAATTATAATTTTATTAACTTCACGTTTAAAATATTTATCTAAAGCTACTTGCACTGCCAACAATGTTTTACCACTTCCTGCTTTACCTAATATAAAATTAAATGGTGTTGTTAATATTGCAGCTTTTGCAAGTTTTTGTTCTTCTGATAATGTAATTGAAAATTTAATACTATTTTTTGGAGGTGTTTTCACCCTATTTACTGTTCCCATTAATAACCTTGTTAACTTAATTTAGTAAGAGTTGTTTGACGATATGACATATCTTTCAATGTTTCTATCTTTCCTATACATAATTGCCGAATG